TGGAGAAACAATTTCAACAATTTTTTTATCTCCTATATCTGCTAAATCCAATCTCCAAGCAACACTTGAATCAGGTTTTGCAAATGGATTTTTAATTTGAGTATTGTAATCGTCGTATGAAATTGGAATTACATTAATTGTTTTGTTATTATAACAATCTTTTGACTTTATTTTAACTCTTTCGTTTACAATTAAAAATAAATTATTTGGCACTGGATAAAACTTTGATTCGTCGCTTATCTTTTGAATAACTTCTACTGAACTATCTGTTTTATAATCTAATACTAATTGATTTAAATCTCTACGTCTTTTTTCAGTTGATTCAAAACCTTTTTGCTTTCTATTACTAAAAGGATCGTAGTAATTTTTAATTATTTCTAATTGAGCTTTTGTAAGATATAAACTAAGTTCATAATCGTCAATTCCAGGTGAACTCATAGAAGCTATTGCATTATACGATACATCAAATTCATTCCGAAATTCTTGATTTGTCATGTTTATTTAACTTTATTAATTTTAGCTTCAATTAAAGATCTAATTTCTTGGTTTTTTACGTTATCTAAATAAAGTACAGCATTTTCAAATGTTGCAATCTCTCCTGAATTACATAAATCTAATCCATCAATTGTAGAATATTTATTTCCTCTTTTAATAATAACTTCTTTATCTATACCTAAATTAATTAAAAGCTTAGTGTATAGCGATTTGTCATTAACTACTGCAACAAATTGAGCTGGAGTAACGTCAATAAATTCTTCTACCTTGTGTTGTAGCCAATCTAGTTTTGATTCTTTTGAAATAGGCTTGTTTGTTATTAGTTTTAATATTCCAAGCAACTTATCCTTGTCGTCTTCAATTTTACCATATAGTTTGAAAGCTTCTTTTTTAGAATCGTACTTTCCTTTAATTTCTAACATTTCTTCGTCTTCTCTGCAAATTGCAAATTGATAAGTTTGTTTAGAATTACGAGCAGACCAAGTTGGTGATATTTCGCTGTTTAATGAATTTAAAATTTTATATGAAATGTAATCCATTGGATCACTTAAATCAAAACGATTGTTTGCGTCTTCTTTATGTAAAGGAACTCTGAAGTTATTCCAAAATTCTCCGTATACAGAAAGTTTTAAACCTGTTTCGTTTTCTAAATATTCTTTTTCATCAGAACTTAAAATATTTGCAACTGAACCATTTCTCATTAAAGGTGCGCAAAATTTACGAACTGCTTTAGACATTAATCCTCCAGAAATAACATGATTTTTATCTACGTTAGCAGCCATTCCCTTACTTCTGTGAATATATTTGACTATAACTATTTCTTGTGGTAATTTAAAATTACTTTTTAATACTTGTGTTTCCATTCTTCTTTTAATTTCTTCTTCCGAAAGATTTTTAATTTATTTTTTAAAAAAGGGGAAACTATTAATTTCCCCTATATTTATTAATGTTTTAAATACTATTTAAAACTATCACTTAATTTTTAGTTTAACAAAGCTGGAATCAAAGATGCAGTTCTAGAAGCATCTTTAACTAAAGAGCCAACTCCTTCTACAAGAGCAGTCATTGTTGCTGAATCTTCCATTAATTGCATTGTTCCACCTCTACGACCTGTGTAAGGGTCTCTAATACCTGCCATGTATCCACGTAATTCATCAGAACCTCTAACTTTTACTTTTTGAATATTAGGCTCCTCCATAGAACCGATGTAAAGGATATCGTATCTGTAAGATTCTGCAACACCACCATCTGGGTGAAGAATTTTATTACGGACTTTATCATCATACATTGGATCAACTTCTAAACAAACATGAATGTTGTTTGGAGCTTTAAATTCTGTAAATTGAAAACCTGCAGAATAAGAGTTTGAATGAAATTTAGAAGTAGTTTTCTGAATAGCATTAGTTCCTGTATTATCAAATCCTAAACCTGTCCATCCTGAAGCAATTTCCATAATTGCACGGTTAAATTGCGCAGCACCTCGCTCGCCTGTGCGTAACATGAATTTTCTTTGATCAAATTCTAATTTACCTTCTGATAATTCAGACAATAGATCTTCAAGCAATCTAATAGAAAAACGATTGTAATAAGTAGTGTTAGACACTTCCATTTGCTCACGAATTCCGGAACCTGCTTTAATTTCAATATTAGCATTACCTTTATTTAAAAAACGACCATTTTCATCACGGTTTGTTTTACCAAACATGATGGTTCTAGATTTAATTCTAGACAATGCTTTTTCAAACTGCCAGTAAACTTCTTGCATCCAAGTTGTTGAACTGTGAACTTTTCCAGTGTTAGGATCTCTTGTTTCAATACCTGCATGATATACTGGCTGAATTTTACAATCAATCATCGCACCTGAAACTTTATGTTCCATACGAATAGAAGTAACTGAGTTTCTCATTAAGTAAGGAGAGGTAAATTGAATACCAGCTCCTTGAATAGAAAGTTCGTCTTCAACAGGCGCTCCTTCAATAGAGAATTTGTTTCCTGGTGTAAATTCATCACCTGGAATTCCAAGTAAAGATTCTGAACCACCCCATACTTCACATGTATAAACATAGTTTTGTCCTTCTTCGTAAGGATCTTCTAAAATTCTCATTTGATACGTATCTGGTCTGTGACCCGCAATCAAATGCATTTTTGTAAACATTTTTTCGCCAAAAACCATTTCAAAAGTAGCTCTTGCGACACCAACACCTACGGTGGCTGGGGTTACAACAGCGCCATTAAACCTGGCTTCAATTAACGGAATATTACGTTCATCAGAACCAACTACTTTCCAAACAAAGTCATCCGCAGTTGCTATAATTTTTTCAGGAAACAATGATAGAGTTGTATCTAAATTTTTCATTCCTGAATTTTGCAACAACACAGTTGTTAATGGTGAAATTAATTGTGGTTGAGAACCGAACAATTGCGAAATGTGATTTTTTAAAGTTAAACCACTCCAGGCTTGCCCTTTAGTCATTACAAATTTTCCTACTGACATATTTTATCTTTTTTAGTTTGTTACTTGTTAGTTACCAATATTTAACGTAACTTTTAAATATCTTTTTTATTATATGTTTAATACGTGTCCACTTACGTTAGAGTAAGAGTTGCTATCTTGAGCCCAAGCTGGAACTCCATTATCTTTAAAGTTTGTTTTTCTTGCAATTTTTTCTAAGTCTGCTACCGCGCTGGATTTTGCATTAGATGAAATTTTACTTAAATCTTTAAATCCATTAGTTAGTTCATAAAAATGATACATTCTGATTTCAAAGTCTAAAGGATTTTCTCTACGTTCTTTCATAAACTTGTTTTCAAATGTTCCTTCTGGAGATTTTCCAACAATTTCGTTAATAGATTTATAAACTTTATCTTGTAATACTTTATTGGCTTTTAATCCAGTAATTAAATCTTTAGATTCATAGATGCTTTTTTTCATTTGCTCATCCATTTTAGCTTGATCTACTTTATCTTGCTCAATTCTTTGTTTGTAGCTTTCAGTTTCTTTTTTAATTTGACGACTTTTAAATTCTTTTAAGCTTTCTAATGAATCAGTAGCATCTTCTATGATTGCATCTTCACCTAAATCAATTAATCGATTTATCATTCTATTAGCCTTCTTTTCATCTAATCCTTGATTTAAATAATCTTCCAATATAATTTGTTTAGCTAAATCAATGTTTTGACTTAACGATTCAGAATTAATTGAATTTAAATCATTTATTTCTTTTTTAGCTGTTCCAATTTTACTTAGATCAAGATTATCTAAATACTCATTTAATCTTAATTCTGTTTGTGTTTCTAATTCTTTATTAAAAGCACTTGCAAAATCTTCTGCATTTTTAATATCTTTAGTATCGGTGCTTAGCGAAGGTAGAAACCCTTGTTCTTTAACAAAGGCAGCTAGAGAAGAAAATAAGTTGGAAGAAGACTCGCTGCCATCTCCACCTTCATCATCAGCATCTTCCTCGTCTACTTCCTCTGAACTATCGTCCTCAACTAGGTTATTATTTTTTTTTGCAGAACCATCTACATCTATATTGTCATCATTATCTTCTAATTCATCTTCGTCTGGCGTATAATTGAAATTTAATTCTTGATTACTACCAAACATAGACATTCCAATTTCGTCCTCTTCCATAGGTTAAATTATTATGTTTTGTTTAAGTTTTACAAATATAAAGCATTTGCTAAAAAATTCCAAAGCTTTTATTAATTATTTTTAAGCTTTGGAATTTCGCTCATAGCTTTTATGTTGTTGTTTTCTTTTTTATTCTTGATATACTTTGATCAATTTTTTTAGACTCCATATTATCTGAATGTTTTTTCATGTCATTATTTAAAGCTTGTAGTTTTAATTTATAATCACCTCTTGCCTTGTTTATATCCAGTTCAAATTTTTCTTGATTTAAAGGATTATTAATCCCGTCATCTACAATACCGTCTTTATCATAATCGTTTCCAAGCTGAGCAATATAAATTTTAGTATCGTTATCTCTTTGATTTTTTACATCTTCAAGTTCTAATTTACGATTTTCTAAGTCTGCTGCTGCTGCATTAGCTTCTTGCTGAGTTTTGTTTTGATCTTCAGCTGCTTTAGATTGGTTTTGTTGCATTGTTTCTTCAGCCATTTCTAATTTACGTCTCATGTCCATTAATGAAGGACTAAAATAAATATCCATAATTGTAGACATTGAACCTCCGTTTTGAATAAATGATTGAGCGTATTGTTTAATAGCTTGTTCTAATTCCATTATCTTAGGATTATTAGATACTAGTAATCCATATTCAGATTCTGAAAATGTTTCACCTTCCATATTTAAAACTTCAATTGTTTGATCATCTAAAATATATTGAACTTTTTTACTTTTAGTATCTCTTAATGCTATTTTAGCTGTTTCAAGAAAAGCTTCTAAAACTCTTATTTTAACTGCCTCATGCTGCATGTACCAATATTCAGTAATATGACTAGATTGATTAACAGATCTTTCAACTCCGCCAACAGTTTCTCTATTAGAAATTTGACCTTCACGCTGTCTTGAAACCCCGCAAAGCTCTCCCATTTCCATCTTAATAAACTCTAATAACTGAATATGCTGTTGAATATATGCTCCAGTTTCCATGTCTATTGCTCTACCTCCGACAGAGTTCATGTTACCTGCTAGTTTTCCAGTTGAACTTCCGTGTTGACCTTCTTTAAAAGAATCTACTACAGCAATTTTATTTACTATTGCAAAATGCATCCATTTTTCAATTTCCCAGTTTGCAGGAACTTTGGATAAATCAAGTTCTAGTATTTTGCCGTAATTTGTAGATATAGCTTTATTTAATCTATCAAACATTACATCATACATGTATTGAAAGTTTTTAGCTCTATCTACTAAAGAAACAGCTTTTCCTTGATTGGTATTATAAATTTGACCAATAACTCCAAGATGTCCTTTTGAAGGATTGTTTGCTTTAACGTACTGAGTTGATAAAGGCTTCATTTTTAGATAAATATCTTTACCCAGCTTGACACCTTCCCATCCTTCGCTAACCCAAAAGTCGGTACTTTCTTCCCCCATGACTTTATCTACTTTGTACTCTTCAGATTCAAATCTAAATTGAGTTTCACCGTATTCGTCATAGAACTGTATTTTTTGAATTTTTCTTAAAGATTTCCATCTAACGATCAACTCTCTAATATTTCCGTTTTCATCTGTATAATTAGAATTAAAATAATGACCATTTAGCTCTGCCATTTGCGACATGCTATCAAACATTCCTGCTGAGTCAGCATTGTCTCTAAATAAAGTATGATTGTTTTGATCGTCAGAATAAGTTCCCTTTCCATTACGAGTTGAATAATCTAAAAGATAATCAATTTCATCTGGTTTTAATTCGTCATAGTATTCATCTACTAATTGATTTGGAGATTTATGATCTTCCATTATAATTATGTCAGCGTCTTCAAATTTATCTGAATTTCCAGTTCTTATTGCATGTACCTTTAAGGGATTTAGTTTTGTCATTGTTGGCTCTCCGTGAGATATATCAATTAAATATATTTCTTCAGCTACCAATAACGCGTCTTTAAATCCTTTAGTGAATTTTTCAGCAAAGTTTAATTCTTGCCAATAATGTTTTAATATTTGATTAGCCATTTTTTCACGAAGGTCTTGCCATGAATATTTCATGTATTTACCAAGTTCTTCCATTTTTTGCTTTAGTTCTTCTTCTTGATAGTTTGCTTCTAACATTTTGCTAAGCTTTTCAAATAAAAACACTTTTTTATCTTCTTCTTTTTTGCTAATAGCTTCTGGATTTGTAACTATAACAGACCAATCAAATCTTCTTTTTATTTCTTCACCTACTAATAAATCTATCTTAGGTACAATAATTGGAATATGAGGTATCTGTTGAGGAACATAACTTGCTTCTAAATTATGAGGATTGATAACAGCTGTTACATCTTCCATATCTAAAATTCCATTATAAAGATTATAATTAATAACTTTACTTTTAAAAGTTCTTCTTACTCCTTCATCATGATAAAAAGAATGTTTGTCTGAATGATCCATACAATCTTTTCTCCATTCTTGATTTTTTTTAGAATAAGGTAGTCTTTGTCTTGGCTGTTGTATTCGATTTATGCGTCCTTCCATTTATTTAAGTTTATTTAACTTTACAATATACAACATTTTTTATGTAAATCAAAGTTTTTTTAATTATATTAATAGTGTATTTGTTTTTCGTTCATAGCGTTTGGACGATTAAAGTTTCTGTTAAAAAACTTATCGTTAGCTAAGGTTTCTATTTGCTTTCCTTGATTTTCTATTGCTGATTTAGTTCGCTTGTATCTGTCTTCTCTAAGTATAAACAACATACCTCCTGAAGACACTCTATCAAAGTTACCATCTGAATTCCATTTAATACATTCTTCAATATAGGCTAATCCTCTAAGTGTATGTAGTTTCAGTTTTCCAGTGTCTTCATCAACCTGAGTATTCATCCAGTCTGCTTGTAACTTTCTACCCCACTTGTTAACTTCAAGATTTGCATGAGTTCCTTTAGAGCTATTTCCATAACCCGTATCTTTTGTCATTTGCATATCTTTAAGAATTTGCGGAGTGTCGCACAATCTAAATAAAGCGTTTTTTTTGTCAAAATAACTAAATAAACCTTTTAAGTTTTTTTCATAATTAGCCACTGCGTTATAA